TCATTGAATGTCTTTCAGATAATCCTTGAGCGCAACGAGCGGACCATCAAGCTGCTCCATCGTCTGAAGCCCGGCAAATTCACCCGCCAACCTCTGCAGCTCCCTCCCCAACGGCTTATCCACACCACCGATGGCGTCCAGCGCCAACCCCACACACTCATCCACCTTCAGCTGAATCGCCCCAACATCCCCCCGCCGCACCAGCAACTCAAACACATCCCGCTGGTAGTCACCCATAACCAGATCATCACGCAAAATCGGACTTGAATCATCCGTCTCGTAAGCCAGTTTCAGGGAGAAGAGGGCGACGCTTTCCAGCTGCAATTCCATGGTGGGAATCCTTGTGAAATGTTCCACCGGTGCGGGACGTGCGTGAGAAGAAGCAAGATCAAAAGATCGCAACCTTCGGCAGCCCCCACACGACAGCGGTGCGGGCAATGGCTTTTCTACAGACGAAAAAAAAGGCCTTGCTAAGCAAGACCTTTCTTAATTTTGGTGCCCCGAGGGGGCAACGGTCAACTTGCGACAGTAACGTACCACAGGCGGCAATCTCCTGCGATGCCCGGTTATGCTGGGGCTCGTCGGTCTTGATAGAAGACAGTAACCGGCATGATCGTGCATCTGCGTGATAGCCTTTACGCCATTTTTACGCCAGGAGGGTGTGATGGCTTCTTACCGGAAACGAAGCGGTGGTTGGCGGGCGGAGGTCGCGAAGTTGGGCGTGCGTGACTCCCAGACCTTCGAAACGAAAGCTGCAGCGGTGGCTTGGGCAACTGCACGAGAAGCGGCCATTCTCGCGCAGAGCGGAAAGTCTCGAACCGTGGTGTCGATGACTCTTTCGGAAGCCTTGCGTCGGTATAAGCGCGATGTGTCGCCCACCAAGGCAGGCCAGCGATGGGAAGAGTTACGTTTGGATAAGTTCGACAGGGAGCTTGAGTGGGTCGGTGAACTGATGGATAGCATTACATCAGAGCAGATCGCTCAATGGCGCGATGCACGGCTGAAGAAGGTCAAGACCGCGACGGTAAGGCGTGAGATGACGCTTCTGTCATCCGTGTTTGAGCTCGCCAGAAGAGAGTGGAAGGCGTGCATGGTTAACCCCGTGCGTGATGCCAAACGCCCGAGTAACGGACCACCTCGTGAGCGCCGCGTTGCTCCAGGCGAAGTCAGCGCTCTGCTGAACAGGCTGGGATTCGTCGAGGGGCAACCACCGGTAACGCTACTTCAAGAGCTGGCATATGCATTTCTGATCGCCCTCGAAACCGCTATGAGGCAGGGGGAGATATTAGGCATGACCGTAAAGTGGGTGAATTTGAAGGATCGTTTCGTTCGGCTACCAATGACAAAGAATGGCTCCAGTCGAAATGTTCCACTGAGCAAGCGGGCCGGTGAATTGTTGGATCCGCTTTATAAAGGGAAGGGTTCTGAAGAGCGCCTGTTCCGGCTTGAGTCGGCATCGGCAGATACCATGTTCCGGAAAATTCGCGACGAGTTGGGGATTGTTGGATTGACGTTCCACGACACGCGACACGAGGCTATTACTCGGCTTGCCCGAAAGGTGGATGTTCTGGATTTGGCGCGTATCACTGGCCACAAGGATTTGAAGTCGCTGATGATTTATTACAACGCAACAGCTTCCGAGTTGGCCCAACGATTGGGATAAAAAAAAGCCTGCGCAATGCGCAGGCTTAGGGTTATGCGACCTCTCTCGATCGCCTTGTTACCGGTAATCTGGCGCGATGTTGCCGTAACCAGGTTATCACCTCTCCCGCGAACCACCTTTTTGCTGCCTTTGCTCCAGTGGCGCAGGGCTGTACGCTTTTGGGAAATCCAGGCTGAACAACGACTCTACGTTCAACGGTGTAGGCAGATAGCTTCAAGTACGCCGCGATGTCCTGTGCTGTCCATAACTCGTGTTCAGGCGCTACGCTGGGACGTTGCAGTTGCCGTATCAGTTCGTGTATCGAGCTGAGCAGATCTATCGGAGCTGTCGGCAATTCACCGGACATAGCGTTTCTCCCGGGCTGCTCGAGCAGCAGTTTTCTCCGCCATCAGGGCAGTCCATTCTTCTGCTTTTCGTTGCTGACGTAGTTTGCTGCAGACCTTGTGTCTACGTGTCGATCGAGCGAAGCCACAGACATCACAGACGCTGGGCAGATCAAGCCGCTGGCTTGCCATTGCAGGGCGGGTTCTTTCCGTTACCGGAGTGGTCGAACTGGTCATTGGCGTGTCACTCGGTTGTGGGTCGGCAGCTCCTTTTCAGATTCGATAAAGCCGGTGCTTTTGGCATCGCCGTCCATCGCCTTAATGAACAGAACCTCCACCTTCGCGGAGTCCACGAGGACTTTTCCGACTTCGGCGATGGCCTTCGCACGCTCGATGTCCATTGGCTTTTCTTCGTCCTGAAGAGCCTCCAAGGTGGCAAACAAGTGGTTCCGTAGATCCGTCATTTTGTTGTTCATGGGCGTGCCTCAATTGCGCGCTTGAGTTTGCCGAGCTGGCGAATGGTTGTTTTAAGTTCTTCCGGGTATCGGTGAATGGTGTTTCGCCGCATGAGTTCGCCCCGGGTTATTAATTCAAGGTTCTCGACGTTGCAGTTGTTATGGTCACCGTCTTTGAAAACCAGCAGCAAACCCATGGGTATTGGTCCGTGGATCGCCACCCAGTTGCGTCGATGTGTCCACTCCCAGGCATTTGGTTCTGCAACTTTGATTTTCAGATACCCGTCGGTGGCCATGACTTCCGTTCCGAGCGGGACATGGTTGTGCGGTTGCCGGCCGCTGGCGAACTGTGTTTCTGCAGATCTGCCACCGGCGGCGAATGGCTTCCCCTTGTTCCAGGTGCCGTGACCTTTTTGAAAGCGGGTGGCCACACCCGGATTGTTACTGGAGCGAAGTCGGCCTGAATGCTCGCTGGCCAGAAACTCGGCACTGCGCTTTAAACCGAGCTCTTTTGCTTTGCCATAGATAGCTGACTTCGGACGACCAAGTGCTTCTTGGAGCTGAGTCATGGGCGTGTCCGGATACATGACGGCGAGACGTGACACCTCGGCCGTGGTCCAGAATCGCCGGCGAGTGGTCGACCGGACTTTGTTCGGATCAGCAACGCATGCTCTTGCACCCTCCAGTGCTTTTTTTGCAATCGAATTCATAGGGTCGGTCCAAACAGAGTGGGCTTGGCCAGTAGCTGGACCACAACAGCAGCTTCGGTTGCTGTCAGGTCACCGAGCAGGTGGGCCATGGTTGTTAGGGACTCGAGGCGGATACGAGCATCGGGTGTTTTGCGCACTTGGTAGTCAAAAAGCGCGGTGCCGACGATACGGATTGCCATCAAGTGACGTGCCTCCTGCGTGCCTTCGGCCAGCGATGTGGTAGCCTTCGGTTCGCTGCTACTTTGGTGCTGTGCTTGCATGGTGTTGCCCTCAGTGGTGGTTGGTGTCGGGGAGGTGCAACTCCTCGACATCCCTTTCTCAACCGGCGTCTGCCGGCGCTCGTTTCGCTCTATGCTTTGCGCACCAGGTGAATCACCAGGTCGTCAAACTCAACCCTTTCTTCCATCTCGGAACGCCACTCCAGCACTGCGTGGATTTGACCCCGATCGCAATCCACGGCCAAAATCTCACGCTGGCCACCTTCAGCCCTGACACACAAAATCGTGACCAATCCGCGCGCGCCATATGCGCCAGCGCTGACTGCAGGACGGCCTGTCTCACTTCCAATCCGGCTATAAAGTTCGTTGATGAAATGGGTGTTTTCTGAAGTCGCGATAACTTGAACCTGCATGGATCGACTCCTGATTAGGCCTTGAACACCCAGCAGCGCACCGACTGCGGGATTGGATTGAGAGGGGTGCGCGCTTGCAAATTGGCCCGGATTGCACTGTCCGTCGGCCTGCTGGCATCGATGAACTTGTGGGTCCGGCCTTCCTTTAACATCCGTCGCAGGACGCTCAAGTCTGGAATCCGCTGGCGGTGCTCCATGGCGACTTCGGCGAACTGGTTGAGGTTGATTGCGATGACGCCAGGAGTTTTGCTGTGGTTGACCAGGGGCTCGCTGCTGAGCGATTCCAGGTAGTCGTACACCTGCCAGAACTCGTTGAGCTCCTGCGGGTCGGTGGTGATGGCTGACTGGCGCTCCGTGGCCATGCCGAGAATGTATTTGCGCGTGTCGTTGACCATCCGATCAGACAGGGGCAATACCAACTGCAGGCAGTCCACCAGCGCGAGCAACATGCTGTGGTTACGAATGACGCGGTCGGAGCCGAGCTTTTTGCTTGCCCACAGTTCAGCTCGGTATTTGGGGTACACCTCGGCGAAGCGGGTCATAATTTGCTGCTCTGCCTTCATAGCCTTAACCATGAAGTGGCTCACCTGTTCTACCTCCGTCTGCACAAGCGAATCTGCTGCTGCACGGCTTTCCTCGGTGATGTTGGGCTTGGGGAAGTACAGCTTGGCAATCCGGCTGAGAATCGCTTCGTGGCCCACCACCGGTGCGTTTTGCGCGATCACGATGGATGCACGGAAGGGCGGCTCGTAGGTATCGTTGCTGTTGGTTTTGATGCCCCGCGTTCGCAGGAGACCGCCGCCGTAGAAATCTTTGAACTCATCCCATTCAAACGACTTTGCGTTATCGGCGTTGGAGTTCCGATCGGCCTCGAGCAGTACTAGTGGAAGGTTGGCCACCTGACCCATTGCCCGACTCCGGCCGGAGATCGAGCCCTTTTGAGGGTCGAAACCCTCATACAGTCGACCGAACAACTTCCAGATGAACTTGATCAGCGTGGTTTTACCGGAGTCCGGTTCGCCCGACATTTCCAAGAAGGGAAAGCTTTCGTATTCGGCGCGGATCTGTTCGGCGAACAGTGACCCGAACCAGTAAGCCAAGGCCACAAGGCCTTTCTCGCCAAAGCACAGCCAGAGCTTAGGCAGCCAATCATCGCGATAGCCCTTCGAATCAATCGACAAATTGATCTTTACCGACTTCATCAGGCACTTCACCCGCTTTTTACTGAGGTCGAAGTAGTCTTCCGCGTTGGCTTTGAAGACGTTGCCGCCCTGGACCGCAATGTCGTTGAAGATGTAAGCCTTGTGATCCTTGCTGTAACCAATGAAGTCGATGGTCTCGACGGACTTCAGGCCTTCGGTTTGCCGGATGATGATCTGATCAAGGTGCTTCTGAGTGCCAAGCCAAGTTGCACCGGAATACATCAGTCGAGCCTTGAACTCGCTGCTCGAGGAGATCTGCTTCGGGGTGAAAGTGAACTTCTCCGGGGCGTTGTCGCTGGGGGTGTCTACACGGAAGTAGAACCAGGCCTCACTGGTCACCTCGTTCACCTGTTTGTACAGCGCCTCAAAATTGCAATTGGTGATCAGCTTTAACGCGCAAACCGACTCAAGCACCTTGCGCCGTGCGTCTCGCTCGCTCAGCAGCTGGTCGTCATGGTCATCGCTGTTCAGGATCTCGCGCTGTTCTTCTTCCAGCTTCGAAAGGTCGAACCTTGCCCAGTACATGCGGTTGCCGAACTCTAGACAGAACTCGGAGGTGGCATCTTCCCAGGTGTACATCAGCATGGCTTTTTCACGAGGCGAGGCAGCCAGCAGCAGGTCGCCCTCATGACGTGCAATTTCGAGGTCACGCTTGCGCCGCTGATCACGCTTCTCGCCTTCTTCAAACTGCCAGCGCTGATGGAGATCGTTCCAATCAACCTTGCGCCCATCCCGTTGTGGAACCAAGGCGGCAACGCATTTGAAACCCAATTCACGCGATTGCCTGACCCAGCGCTGCAGGTATCTGCGTGCAGTGGGCTCGTTGTCCAATGCCCATACCAGCCTTGGAAGATTGCCCTTACGCAGCTCAGCCAGCTCCTCGAGAGCATGAGCGGGATAGACATTGCTGGACATGGCCGATACAGCCGCGATGTTGTTCTGACTCAGGCTGATGGCGTCGAAGATTCCCTCGACGATCCAGATCTCTTCGACCGTGGTCAGGTCAATGGTGGGCGGACACCACCAGTATCCTTGGGCGCTGTACTTCGGCTTGAAACGGGCCTTCATCTTGCCGAAGCGTGACGGACGATCTATCAGGCGTTCCCAATAGCCCCCGTTGGGCAGCGCGAAGCGCACGGTGGCACTCGCTTCATTCAGGTCCTGGTTGAAGTAGTTTTCCTGGGTGAACCATCCTGTCATCAGGCCCGTATTCAAACCGCGGGCAAACTCCAAATAAGCGCGAGCGGTGGCTACCGGGTCGCTATCCGTCGATGGGGCTCTCTTGCTCCAGTCTTCGAACAAATCTTCGTAAAGCTCTTTGACGTGCGCGATGTGGCCGCAGCGCTCAGGCCGGCCGCAGCGGATTTGCCAAGGTTTGTCATAGCGAGCGTACAGCTCCTTTTTTCCACATTCAGGGCACTCACCGCCCCGCATGTAGTCTGTTCCGGCACGATGCTTCAGATTGAAATCGTGCTCCAACCTTTGAAGCACTGCTGCGCGGAGATCTTCTTTCATCATGATGTTTACTTCGCTGATTTAAGGCTGAGGCCAAGGCTCTGGGTGAGGGCGCCGATCAGGTGCTTTTGAGCAGCCATCACCGGGCTATTGGCGAGGATCGATCCGTGGCGAAGGCCATCGGGAATCAGGCGGTATTGGTCTGCGTACCAGAGGTCATTGAGGCTGAGGCGGTATTGCTCGCGCAGGTTGGCCAGGAGCGCTTGAGCCTGATCAGGCGTCAGTTTTGCGTTGATATTCATGGCGTTTTCCATCGTCAAACCTCAATTTCGGACGCAGCTCACCCAAACCCACGGGGGTGGGGCAGGCAGGTTTTATGGTTGGGGATTACGGTGCGGCTACGCGGAAACGACCGTTGTCCGGCGCGTTGAGAATGCGTTCATAGATCAGGCTGACTGGGACGGCCCACGCGTTACCGGTGGCCGGGTCGATGATGACGGTGTGTGTCGACGTGCATCTGACGATGTCCAACCGCTGCCGATCGCATACCGCAGTCATGTCGCTACAGGCAAGATGCACCAACTTTTCAGCTGTCTGTGTCAGCACGTCGTAGTCACTGACCAGATGCTGCACAGCGCGGCCGAACAGATGCTGATCGTCGCCCAGGTGTTCGCACTTATGACGCTCCAGGAACACAAGCGCGGCGGCTTTGAGCATGTCCTGATATTCCTGTACTGCAGGCAGATTGGTCATTTGGATTTCCCCGACTTCGATGCATGCAGTTGGATAACAGCAAGAACTTCGGCGTGTCTGGCTGCTAGGTGCAGAGAGTCGGCATGAAGGATTGCTTCAGCTTCCGTCTCGCTGATGATTCCGTCGTTCAACGCCTCTGCAATGAGGTGATCAACCGTGCCTTTTTTGGCTGCGGCCTGAACGCACCGTGCGTACATTTCGACGTTGTCCAGCGATTCGGGCTCGACTACGGGAACAAACATACCGCCGTACATGGAGGCAATGTATTCAGGCAAGTGAGTCGTGCCGGCCTCGAGCTCGAGTTGGTAAATCTGAGCGTCAGTCAGTGGACGGCTGCTGTTGTTCTCATAGGCGTGATTATCGAATTTTTTGAGTGCCAACCCGATCCGCGCTGCAGCGCATTCGCGTCCACCTGGATAGGCGCAAATAATTGCACTGACAACTTGTCGACGAGTCTTTAGAACTGAACTTTTCATGTTCTGTTTTTCCCTGTGGCTCGATGCCATTACTCTTCAATCACGCCGTCTTTAATGCCAAGAAGTACGGCGGCGCGATGTGCCTCCCCACGGCGACAATGGCTCTGGCCACTCAGCACCGCATACACGGTGCTGGGGTTCAGGTTGTGCAATTTTGCAAAATCTTTCGCGGACTGACCGCGTTTCTCCAAGGCTTCACGCGCCAATTGGCGGGCTTGCTCAGTTATGCATGTGTTGGGCATAGTGCAATTCCGTGCAGTTTCATGTGGTATGGAATGCACAATGATGCACTTTGATGCATTTGTAAATGACCTGGATGAATAATTTTGCATCTTTCTGAAGATATTGGTTCTCGCCTGCAAGAAGAGCGGAAGCGCTACGGCATGACGCAAAACCAGGTAGCCGAAGCGCTCGGTATCGCCAAGCGGACGCAAGCAAACTACGAGGCTGGAACCAGTGACGCGACGGCCTCTTACTTGAGCAAGGCCGCGAGTGAGATTGGGTTCGACATTCCATACATTCTCAATGGCGTGCGAACGACTCTGTCGCATGACGCGCTCTCCGAAACGGAGGACATTCTGGTCACTCAGTACAGAAGCATTGCGCCAGGTGATCAGGAGGCTATCCGTCGGTTCCTGAAAGCCATGGCTGATGATGCCGCTCGCAATCGGAATTAATCTGCAACAAAGCATGTACGACATTCGTCGGCCCCCCGTTCTAAACCTGCTTTCCGCCCCGATAACGTCGCTTCAGCAATGCACTTTATGGAGTAGTAAGCATGTTGGATCGCACGAACAACGAACTTGGCAGTGTCGGAACCACCGAGTTCGAATGGCTTAGCCTCACCAAAATTGAACGTCAGCTCATTCGGCTTTACCGCCTGCTGAGTGAGCAGGAACAAGTTCATCTCCGCCGGATGTCCGAGGTCTTAGCTACCCATCCGGAAGAACCGGCCAGCAACTGATCATCCATTCCATGTAACCGATCGCCGACATCTTTGAGTCGGCGATTTGTGTGTCACGCTACGGCCTGTGATCCCAGCTGCTCAAACAGCTCCCGCTGTTTGGCCCTGGGCAAGTCCCGCAAATGGTCGAACAACATCCTTTCGAATGACTGAGCCGATGGGCTTAATGTGTGCGAAAACGTCAGATTCGCGACCCAGGTGTGCCCGCACTTTGCGTCTAGGCACTGGCAGTACAGCTTCGCGAATTCCGTGGATAGCTTCTCGCGTGAAGCGATCCGTCCTCTGTGACCGCATTTGCATTCAACTCGCATTGTGTCCCTCCCCAGGGCAGCCAATCGCCACTAGTTTGCCACAATATGTAGTGGCAATCTCTTGTCTAGGCGCTGGATGTAGTGGAATCAACTGGCGATTCAGCTTCTCTCCAGCTGAATCGCCTGTCGGCTCGTAGCGTGTCATTGACCTGGTTAAACAACTGACAGATCGGCCGAATCTCGTTGCTGGTGTAGACCCGATCGATCTTCTCGATATCACCAAAGCCGGCGCTGTTTTCCGGGATGATCCCGGCCAGAGCGGGGTTCATGCGCCAGGCTGCGATCACATCGTTGCGGGTGATGTTCTTGACCTTCTCCAGCTCGTCCTTGGCCTGAAAATCCCCCACGGGGATGATCTGAATGGCGTTCTCTTTACCGTTGGGAATGTTGACGAACATCGAGCGGAAGTTGCCGACCCCCTTGCTGGCACTGATCTGGGCGCGCAGATTTTCTTCGTCTTCTTCGGTCAGGTCCGGGTCGTTGGTGTAGAAGATGTAACCCGCGTGGGCTCCGTTGCTGTAGTAGCGTCGACGGAAAAGGGTCGCGGCTTCGTTGAGCAGCAGCGCCTGCAAGCCGCCCAGGTAATCCGGGATGCCATAAATGGTCTGCTCAACGTCGTAGTCCATGACGTGCTCGATCTCGTCCTGGTCGAAGTCCATGAATTTGTTGTCCGGCAGCAGCATCCGGAAACCGCCGTCCACTTTCACTCGCATGTTGATCGCTGGCAGGTGCTGCAGCTCCAGCACTTGGCCGAAGGCGTTGCTGTCGCGATAAAAGAACGCATCGCCGAACACCATGTAATCCAGACCCGCGCAGCCCATTGTCTTGGCGCTGCAGCCGGTCGAAGGGATGAACTCACGCAGCAGCAGGTTGCGCTTGAACTTCGGAATGGCACCGTGGTGCGCGTTGGCGCGCAGCAGCTTGGCCAGGCCTGTGCGCGAGACCGGCGGCTTGTAAATCTCGCCGTCGTCGCTGGGAAACACCCCCATGTACTCGCCGATGTTCCCCGACAACACCTGTTCGGGTTCCCCGAAGGTGAATGCCCGCATGGGCTGAGGCTGTCGCACCTGCTGGTTGACCTGGCGTTTTTTGTGTCGAGGATTGGGCATTGTTTCCACTCGTGACGTAGCGGCTGCGTCGCCGCTTGTTGGTGTTCAAGGGTTCGTTGGCCAGGGCGTGCATTACCGCCCAGGCGATGTCGGCGTGGCCGGTGGCATCGGTGCGTGAAGCGCTGTAGGTGACCTGGCCGCTGTTGGTGGTGCCGCGCTTGATGGTCAGGAATGCCTGGGCGATATCGGTCCAGCCGGCTTCCCACTCGATGCGGCTACCAGAGATCGTGTCCTGGGCCTTGAGCACCAGGGCGTTTTTGGCTTCCAGGCTGTAGTGGATCGGCGTGGCTTTCGCGTAGAAATCGCGCACCAGGTCGAACACGCCGTAACCCACTCCGGTGACATCGATGCCGATGTGCTGGACGTTGAAACGCTCGGTGAGCTTCTTGACCTGGGCGGCCTGGTAGGTGAACGAGTGCCCCCGCCAGCTGTGCTTCTCCAGGATGCGGAACTTCGCGCCGGGTTCGAGGGGCGGCGCGATGACCACGCAGGTGGCATCGTCGCGGGTGCGGCTCGGATCGTAGCCCAGCCAGACTGGACTGTTGCCAAATGGCCGATCGTCGTCGGGCTGGTAGTCCTCCCACAGCGACAGGTCGGAGTAGCAGCGTTCCAGGTCCTTGAGGCTGAATGCGCTCTGCGTGCTGTCGATGAATTTGCAGTAGAACAGCTGCTGGAATTTGTCTTCGTCGTACTCCAGCTGCAGCTGCTCGAGGTCGAACAGATCGCAGCCGCCGTCGATCGCATCCTGGATGGTGATGGTCTTGCGCCATTGACCGTCCGGACACAGCGCCCCTTGGGTGTAGGCCGCTTCGATCGGCCAGGTGCCGCCGGCCTTTTTCCCGCGCTTGCTGTTGCGGAACTCCTCGCCGGACCAGAACGGGTACGCCTGGTGCGACACGGCGCTGGGCGTCGAAAAATAGGTTTTGCGCCACTTCTTGTGGGTGCCCATGGCGCTGGCCACAGTGCTGAGTTTCTCGAAGTCGCGGATCCAGAAATATTCGTCGACGTAGACGTGGCCGTGGTAGCCCTGGGCGGTGCTGCTGTTGGTGCTAAGGAAGCGAAGTTCGGCGCCGTTGCTGAGCACGATCGGGTTGCCGGTCAGCTCGATGTCAAACCACTGCTTGGCGAACTGGATGATGTAGCTGCGAAAGATCTCCGACTGCGATCGGCTGGCCGACAGGAACACCTGGTTGTCGCCGCTCAATACAGCGTCCATGAACGCTTCGCCGGCGAAGTAGTAGGTCAGGCCGACCTGCCGGCTTTTGAGGATGTTCCGGATCCGGCATGTCAGCGGGTTTTGCTTGGCGGCGAACAGCTCCTGCTGATAGCGGTACATCTTGCTGATGAACTTATCCAGGAAGTCGACTTCGGTCAGGCCGCTGATGTCGTTCTTTGGCTTCTTCTCGCGTTTCTTGCCGCCACCCTCGCCTCGGCCGGAGCGTTCACCACGCGGGCGCTGTCGAGGCTCTTGGGGCTCGCCCGGATCGTCGCCAACGGTTACCGCCGGCGACGGTTTGGCAGCTTGTTTGAGCAGCCGTTCGCGGATGGCGGTCAGCCGGTCCAGCTCGTTCAGATCGTCCTTCGACAGGCTGCCGATTTTATCCAGGAGCAGGGTGATACGCCGGCCGACAGCGGTCAGTGGTTCTTCGTCCGACAGCATGTCTTCCCAGCCGCCCTGGCGGATCCAGTAGTAGACGATCCGGATGTTGGGCAAGTTGAGTTGCGCCTGAATTTCCTTGGCCTTGCAGCGGCGCAGAAACAGGCGTTTAGCGGCTTCTTTTACTTCGGTCGAGTAGTACATGGGCCGCAGTCTATGCGGCGAAAACGCTGGAAACGCGGGGTTAAATTCTGCGTTTCACCTAGATCGTGAATCTAGGAGAAGCGCGCAGTTGAACCGTTTGTTAGAGGGCGTTTGGCTCCATATCTTGGCGGCTCAAATCACCGATTGAGCGCAGTTATCGCCCATGCCCCGTTCCCTTGTTTCGTTCTGGAAACGTGTCGCCACCAGCGGCACCACCGCCGATGGTCGCGAGATCCTTCCCCAGGAACTGCGCGACATCGCTGAGACCTACAAGCCATCCAAATACACGGCGGTGATTTGGTGTGACCACGAACGCTGGAGTGGTTCCCACGGTACCGTTTTCGCCGTGCGCCTGGTGGAAGAGGGCGACGACCTGGAAGAGGGGCAAATTGCTCTGGAAGCCCAGCTCAAGCCCAACGACCGGCTGCTGTACCTGAATGATCAGGGCCAGAAGCTGTTCGGCAGCATCGAGATCACCCCGAACTTCGCCGGCAGTGGCAAAGCCTACCTGACCGGGTTGGGTGTGACCGATGAACCCGCCAGCCTGGGTACCCAGGAACTCTACTTTTCGAAGAAAACCCACAACAACGCCTTCTATGCCGCGTCCGTTGAGCTGGGCTCATTCGAAGAGGAACCCCAGGGCGAAGTCGGCAAGCTGATCGGCTTGCTCACCGGCCTATTCAAGCGCTTCGCAGCGGACACCGAGCCCGCCAAACCTACCCCCCCAACCGAGAGCAAACCCCCAATGGATGAAGCTACCGCAACGGCCCTAAAAGCCCTGCTGGCGCAGCTGCTGGTTGTCGCCGCCGGCATTCAGGCTGTGATTGAGCCTGCAGCTGAAGAGGCACCAGAACCCGATCAAGCCCCAATCGACGACGTCACCGCAGCAGTTGACGCGATCGTCACCACTGCCGAAGAAGAGCGCGAATTCAGTCGCAACGGCGGTGCTTCGAACAGAGCCGTATTGGCTGCACTGGTTGGTCTGCAAAAGCAGTTCACTGCGATTCAGAACACTCCCACCGGTCGTCAGTTGCCGCGCAATGCTGGCCCGGTGACCACCGTCAAGAAGAAGGTGCTCTGACATGGCCCAGCCACTGAGCGCCAATGGCGCCAAGCAATTTTCCGCACTGCAGCTGGCAATGGCTGAGTCCTATGGCGTTGAGCGTGCCAGCCGCATGTTCAGCGTGGAACCTTCTATCGCTCAGGAGCTGAACGACGCGATCACCGCCAAGGCTGACTTCCTGGAGCGTATCAACGTCATCCCGGTCAGCGAGATCAAAGGCGAGAAGGTGTTCATCGGTGTCAATGGTCCGGTCACTGGCCGCGTCAACACCAAGACCACTGACCGCGATGCCAAGGACGCGTCGGCGTTGGAGCACACCACCTACGAGCTGGTTGATACCCAGTCCGACGTGGGCTTGCCGTACGCCAAGATCGATGCCTGGGCGAAATTCCCCGACTTCCAGGATCGGTATTCCGCCGCTGTGCAGAAGCGCATTGCCCAGGACCGGATTGTCATTGGATTCAACGGCACGAGCGCAGCCACTCAGACCGACCTGGCGGCGAATCCCAAGCTGCAGGACGTGAACAAGGGCTGGCTGCAACAGCTGCGTGAGCAGGCCCCGCAGCAGGTGCTCAAAGAGGGCGCCACTGCTGGCAAGGTCAAGTTGGGTCCCGGTGGCGACTACGCCAACCTTGATGCCCTGGTGCACGACACCAAGCAAATGGTCGACGAGATCCTGCGCGAAGACGGTGACCTGGTCGCCATCATCGGCACCGACTTGCTCGCCGCTGACAAGGCCAAGCTGTACACCAAACAGGGCGACGTTCCGACCGAAAAAGAACGCATCGAAAATGCCCAGGTCATCGCGACCTACGGTGGTCTGCCTGCGTTCAGTGTGCCGAACTTCCCGGTCAACGCCGTGCTGGTCACCAGTTGGGACAACCTGTCGATCTACTTCCAGGACACCAGCTGGCGTAAGCAGACGGTCGACAACCCGAAACGCTCCCGCGTCGAGGACTACAACAGCCGCAATGAAGGCTATGTGATCGAGCAGTTGGAAAAGATCGCACTGACCGAAAACGTGGAGCTCGTGGCGTGAGCCTGGCTCTGGCGCACAAGCGCCGCACGCTGGCCTTGGGTGTAGTCGCTGTAGCTGCAGGCATTTCGAGTGCAGCCATGGCGTACACCCCAGCCGATGCCTTAAGCAGCCCAGCCAATGCCCGCAAACACTTGCTGCTGCAGGAAGCGGCGTTGGACGTGGATCTGCAGCGCCTGAGTGACCTCAAGAACCTGGCCAGTAAACAGTCGCTCAAGCGCGAAGAGCTGCTGCCCAAGTATCAGGACTACGTCCAGCGCTACTGCGAATCGGGGCTCAACTTCCCCAACCGCGTCGTGGTGCAGGTGATGGTCTGGTTGTTCGATACCGCTCAGTTCGACGATGCCCTGGAACTGGCGGATTTCCTGATCGAGCAGGGTCAGCAGATGCCGGAGCGCTTCAAACGCCGTGACATCCAGACCTTTGTCGCGGATGCCGTCATCGAGTGGGCGTATGCCGAATACAACGCCACGCGCAGCCCGGAACCGTATCTGTCCGACCTGCTGCCACGTGTGGACGGTGAATGGGACCTGACAGAGCAGATCCCGAGCAAGTACCACAAGTTGGTCGGCATGCGTGCCCAGGATGCTCAGCAGTGGGAAACCGCGATCAAGCATCTTGAGCGTTCCACCGCGCTGCACGCCGCGGCTGGTAACAACACCCGTATCGAGAAATGCCGCAAAGCACTTGCCAAGGAATTGGCAATAACACCGGCCACACCGGCCTCCGAATAACCGACTACCCCCCCAGCGGGGACCTGTGGAAGTGAGCCGTCCATTTATGGACCGTCCCACTGAAAACAGGCTCCCCGCCCTATTTGAGCGGTCAGCATGAGCTTTTCAGGTAAACCCACCAACATCGTGGAATTGGCGATCGAGAACGACGGCTTCTGGCCGAACCTCGATGTGGCCGAATTCCAGAAGGGTTACCGCCTGCCGGCGGAGTACCTGGTGGAACTGCTGACCGCTGAGTTGACCACGGCCATGACCGAGGTCAACAGCGACTTGGCCAAGTGCAAAGCCCGTTGGCAGAGCGTAGGTGTCACCACGTTGGAATCTGCTGACCCTACGGTGCTGCCCGAGTCTACATTTCACGTAGCGACGTACAAGCGCGCTGTGTACTGCCGGGCCAAAGCCAGTCTGCTGCCCCAATTCGTGACCATCATTCGC